GACACCCGACCATCAAAGCGGCTAAAGTCGGTGTTCACTGCTGAACTGGCACCATCGAGGACCTCGGTCACTCTTTGGGCAATATCTTTCGGCGTCTTACCAAAAGCATACCAATCACACGTCTTGATTAGATCTGCTATCGGATATAGATATCTCGAGTACTCACGTTTATCAACACCATTGATGGTGCTGATGGGACGTGGCTCCTTGGGCTCCCCATAAGCTTCCTTCTTCATGAACATCTTGATCTTCCTCTCAGGATGAGCGGCCGTCAGCGATTCATCTAGGATGCGTTGCTGGGTCGGACGCCCCTGTCGTTCGTAGACCTCATCAATAGAAGTGGGCTCCATGGTGTGGGCTGCAGGCAATAGCAGCTCACAGAATTCTCTCATTGTCCTGTCCAAAAACTCAGTCAAGCGCAGCTCACCCTTCTTCGTGGCGAACTGAGTGATGCGACCACTCACACATTTCTCTTCATTGGCCCGACTGGCCACGGGTGCATAAGCACCATGTATAAGTGGACTCATAAATGCTTTCAGAGTCTGCTTCGCGTCGGGATCAAACGAGTCCACACCGTAGTCGTAGCTCCGTACTGCATCTTTAACCGGGAACACAAAGGCCTCAGAAGGCTTAAGTGCTGGGTTACGGTTCCTGTGGTAGTTGAGTAGTGCGGAGGCTTGCACCTTGCGCTCAACGAGATTGTCGCCAGGAATGTAGGCTAGTACGGTGGGTAGTGATAGTTTCACGGTGGTTGTTCGTGATGAGATGGCAATGGCGTCGTCACATCTCACCGGGACTGTTGCTGATGCATACCGGTTGATCTCCCCTGTCGACACATAAACCCCGTCGTCTCTCTGCACCTTCATGCGCAGAAATTCGCCTTCGGCGGGTTCCAAACGTTCAAGTTCCTTACCACCCAACCAAGCGCCTAAAAAGGCGAATGGTCCCGTCCAACGACGGAGGGGTGTAAGGCAGACCAACTCATGATCTGGGCCGGCACGGCGCCGGTCAACATTGAATGCAGCGACATTCCAAGGAATGCCGAAGAAACGTTTGGTTACCAATATGTGGTCGCAGTTGTAGTTCCATATCTGGTGGCTGTAGGATCCTCCACCCGAGACATTATAAATGACCTCGTTCTTCGCATTGAACGTGTAACTGTATTCGCCGCCGTCATCGCGGGCAACAGCTTCAGGTTGGAAGGTGTAGAGAATGGTGGGCTTGAACTCTTCGGCCAAGAAACTTGGCATATCGACGTAATAATCAACGTCAATCATCGTGAGGACAGAGTTCGATGGTGGTGCATATGGGGCTACTTGCGCGGTGAGATCCTTCG